GAAAGCTGTGCTCGGCGGGAAGCTCCGGCACGGTGGACATCCGGTGCTGCGCTGGTGTGTAGATAACCTTGTAATGGTGCCAGATGCAAACGAAAATATCCGGCCCGTGAAGGACAAGAGCACGGACAGAATTGACTTGTTTGTCGCCATGCTCATCGGCTGGTCAAGGGCCGTTGCGAATATGGGGAATATGGTGAGTATATATGAGACAAGAGGAATCCTGACATTGGAGTGAGGAATTAGATGCAAGAGAGAATAGCATATGGACAATATCTTGAAGCGTACATATGCCGTGACTGCAATGCAGTAACGAGGAAATTTATAAGTAGTGGTCCATTATGTGGTATGGATATGTTGTGTCTTCACCATTGTTGTAGAAATTGCGGATCTAGAAAGATGGAAATTATTATTGGAAGATGGAAATTGAAAACTATTAAACATGGATTCTGGCCTTTCGAATGGTTTACAGAGGAAGATATTTGTTTCGAAGAGAGGATTGAACCATGCGCTCAATTATGATTGACGGCCATCGGATTACACAGGATGGGGATGCCTGGGTAGTTGCGGAGATCGGACACAATCACGGCGGGAAACTGGATACGGCCATAGAAATGTGCAGAGTCGCCAAGGAATGCGGCTGTGACGCTGTTAAGCTCCAGAAGAGGACTCTATCAAGGTGCTACACGAAGACCTTCCTAGCGACGCCCTACAACTCGGAGCACGCCTTCGGGAGAACATATGGGGAACACCGGGAAGCTCTGGAGTTCGGGACCGTCGAATATATGGAACTCATGGCTTATTGTAAGGAAATCGACATAACTTTCTTTGCGACGGCCTTTGACGAAGAAGCCGCTGATTTCCTCGATGATCTGAATGTTCCCTGTTTCAAGATAGCTTCTGGGGATTTAACAAATATACCGCTACTTATCCATATCTGTAAGAAGGGAAAGCCTATTATTATTTCTACGGGAGGAGCTTATATGGATCAGATCGTTGATGCTGATACCATTGCGCTCCTTCATGAGGCGCAGGTTGCGTTCCTTCACTGCGTAGCCAGTTATCCAACAAGAGCGGACATAGCAAACATATCAGCTATCAGGACAATGATGGACAGGCTTCATACTTGCATTATCGGATATTCGTGCCATTACAACGGAATCCTCCTCGCAGAGATGGCCTATATGTATGGGGCTAGGATAATCGAGAAGCATTTCACCCTGGACCATACGGCCAAGGGATCGGATCATGCGCTGTCCCTTCAGCCGCAGGGGATGAAGAACCTTGTCAGAAATCTTCGAAGGATGAAACCCGCATACGGACACGGGGAGAAGCTGCGGATACCAGACGAGGAGAAGCCGCTAGAAAAGATGGAGAAGGTCGGATACCCGAACAAGATGCTGAAGGAGGGGGCCGTGATTGAACTGTCTGATATTGTTTTGAAGTCTCCGGCCACAAGAGCAGGTATCCGTGGGAATAGACTTTACGAACTGGCAGGGAAGATCCTGAAGAGTGATTGCTCAACGGCGGTCCCTCTAACCAAAGATCTCCTGGAGGATGAGTGACATGAAAGGGTTAATCCTACTGATGGCGATGCTTCTTATCGGTTGCGGTGATGTACTCGACTGGTGTAATGCCGGGGACATGCGCTGCGATGGGCAGACGGCGCAGATGTGCTCCGGCGAGTATGAGTCCTGGGAGGACTGGCAGAACTGTGGGTCTATCGGAGAGTCCTGCTACACAAACTCCGGGCGATGCGGTGGGTACGAGGATATCGCATGTTGCGACTGAAGGAGGACAATATGTTTAGTTTGCATGGTAAGGTTGCTCTGCTCGTCGGCCATGAAGGGAACCTCGGACCGATCTGGGAGGAGACCCTGGAGGGGGCAGGTGCCAAGGTGGTGGGGATGGGTTTACCGGATGAGGATTTTACAGATACAAATTACATCTGGTTACAAACTGCGGCCTGGAAAACCCCGGACATCATCATCTGCAACGCCGCGATTGATACACCACCATCCACCATCGATGCCCGTTTCTTCACAAACTTTGAGCAGACGATGCAAGTAAATCTGACCGGGCATGCAAGAACTATTGAGTTCTTTCTACCGCGCATGATCCAGAATGGCGGTGGTGTCATCGTCTTCATTGGCTCAATTATGGGATGGAGGGCGGCAGATTGGACGAATTATGAGGGGGGTTTTGAAAAGCCGGTGGCATACAATCTCAGCAAAGCCGCTTTTGTGCATTTAGCCAGATGCCTGACGCGCCAGTATGAGCTTTGGGCCGGTCATGACGGAGAAACTTGACGGGAAGTTCCTTGATCGTATCACAAGCAAAATCCCTATGCGGCGGGTCGTATCTATAAAATCCCTGAAACAGACACTCCTATATGCCTGCTGCTGCCAAGAACTTGCCGGTGCATCATGGTTGATCGACGGAGGATATCTTACTTGAACGAGGCTATCGCGAGAGGCGCACGATATCAAAATCTTATCGGAAAACGATATGGTCGTCTTGTTATCTTAAAAGACGTAGGAAGGAAATTTGGTTGTGTTCTTTGGCATTGTAAATGCGATTGTGGTAATGAAATTGATGTTACATCAATGGCTCTTGGTTGTGGAGAAACGCGCTCTTGCGGATGTTTGCAGCGCGAGGTTATTGGGCGTCTTCGTAGCCGCGATCTTTACGGGCAGAGATTTAACCGGCTGACGGTGTTTGCAAGGGCCGATAGAATTGGGCGTAACGGTATTATCTGGAAATGTCGATGTGATTGTGATGTGGAAACCGAAGTTGCTGCCAAGGATTTGCTGAGTGGACACACCAAGTCTTGCGGGTGTCTACAGCGCGAGAAGGCACGATGCAATGCGCGAGAGCGGTCTAAAAGCATGCGCGGACCACTTCATCCATGCTGGAAGGGTGGGATTAATCGGGACTATCCACTAGAATTCACAGGACCATTCCGCACAAAGATTCGAAAGCGTGATGGCTTTGCTTGCCGAGTATGCGGGAAATGGGGTTACGGTCTGGATGTTCATCATATCGATGAGAATAAGAATAATTGTTTAGAATTAAATCTTGTAACACTTTGTAGAAGTTGTCATAAGAAAGTCCATCATGGATCTGTAAAGATAGGAGTTTAACATGAGCACGGTCGCCTTCATTCCTGCCCGTGGAGGTTCAGCGAGAATCAAGGGTAAGAACATCCGTATGCTGGCCGGCCATCCGTTGATTGCCTATGCCATCGCGGGCGCAAAGCACTCCGGGATCTTCAATGGGATCTATGTCAGCACCGAATCGGGTGAGATTGCGGATGTTGCTAATATGTACGGGGCTGAGATAATCTTCAGACTGGAGGAATTTGCCAGGTCCGATAGTCCAGACATCCAGTTTGTAAAGCATCTAATCTCCAGTCTGCGAATGAAGAGCGACGATACATTCATCATTCTCAGGCCAACAAATCCGTTCAGAACAGCGCAGACTATCAGGCGTGCATGGAGGGAATGGGCACTAGGCCAACCGTCTGATTCCATGCGCGCAGTTAGTCATGTTCGGCAACATCCGTACAAGATGTGGAAGATCGGAGCAAGGAAGTGGATCCTTCCCATGTCTGATAAACGGATTGATGGGACTCCCGTTCACGATATGCCGACTCAGGAACTACCGTTGATTCAGATACAGAATGGGTGCATCCATATTGCAAAGGCAGAGATCGTGCGAACATTCGGTGATTATACCGGTGAAACCGTACTTCCATTTTACACGGAATTGAATGAAGGATTTGATTTGAATATAGAGGAGGACTGGATACTGGCAGAGACGTTGATTTGTAAAGGAATTGCTAAAACTGAACCAATGGGAGATTGAAATGGAGCCGCAACGGACGATGAGACATCTGCTCTGCGATAAATGCGGATGGCATACTAAGCATCTATTCTCTAGGTACAATCAAGGATACATGGGTGTTCCCAAGTTTGTCGATGAACAGGGTGGGCATCTAAAGGTCATGCAGAACATAGTGAAGGACCGAGTGAAAAATAGCATCGGTGGAAGAGTCCGCGAGCATCTATGGCGTTGTGGGACTTGCGACACTGAAAGGCGATATGGATTGACAGGAATCGAGGAGGTGAAAGAATGAAGGAACTCCCATTCTCTATCAGGCAGGAAACAGATCTTGAGAAGTGGAGAGTAGAGACATTCTGGGATAAAGAGCCAGAGACAATCGCCTGGATTGATTCTTTCCAGGCAGGTGAAACGCTCCTCGACGTAGGGGCGAACATCGGCCTCTATTCTCTCTACGCAGGAAGTAGAGGATGTACGGTTCGTTCCGTCGAGCCTCATCCGGGGAACTATGGCTCTTTGTGCAACAATGTTCGAAATAACAAGCATTGTATGGTAAAACCGCTACGAGCCGCAGTAGGAATGAGTTCAGAATTTGGTACTTTCAGATGTGAAAGCTATGAAGCCGGATCTTCTGACGGAGGGTTAATCAAGAGGGGTAGAAACGAATTCCCTATTGGAATAACCAGTATAGACAGTCTAACAAAAGACTTCGGACCGTTCGATCATATCAAGATTGACGTTGATGGGGAGGAGGATTTAGTTATCCTGGGTATGTGCGTATCGTTACGAGAAGGGTTATTCAAGTCATGCCTCATAGAGGTCGATGATAGAAACAGGCTGTTTGTACTTAGATCCTTCGAGAATGGCAGATATAGTAGAGGAAGCCGATTGAACTATATGGCCAATCATTCCCGGATACGCCGGACTCAGGAGGGAATAAAGGTTGAAAATATCATCTTTACAAGAATCGACTGACCTCCCTAAGAGAACCCTACTAACACCGAGAGAAGTTGCTACGTTCTGCCGAGTCCATGTAGGTACCGTCTATAAATGGGTTGAAATGGGAGAGATGGATTCAGTTCGGTTCCGTGGTACGATAAGGATACCACGGGCAGAGATTATCTTTATTTCTGCCGATTGCTCCTCGAAGTAGTTTTGTATCTGTATCATCTTTAGTTTCTCTAGTAGCACTTTCCTGCCCATTATGCACAGAATGGCATCATGTCATTCTGGTCGCGCCTTAAATCCTCGGATAAACCATCAGTTCCTACCGAGAAGATCGAAGAGCGTATATCTGCCTCTGATTCGATAGGTGCAGAGCATTGGATCGTCCGGCTTACGGATTCTCTCGCGCGCGCGGGTGCGGACGTAACCGGAGACGGTGCAATGAGGCAGACAGCAGTCTTCGCGTGCGTGCGTGTACTATCCGAGACTATCGCATCCCTACCCCTGATTCTATACAAGAGGGGGGAAGGAGATAGCAAGGAACCTGCCAGGGATCATTACCTGTACCCGATGCTTCACGATACCCCGAATAATTTCCAGACAGCTCTTGAATTCTTCGAGATGTCTGTGGGGCATCTCTGCCTGCGCGGGAACTCCTATTCGTTTCTGGAGAGAGATGGGCGCAATCAGATCAGGCGTATTGTCCCATTCCATCCAGATAAGATCACTCCAAGGATGGTAAATGCTGAGAAGCAGATTCTTGCCTATGAATATACAGATGATCTTGGAAGACAGACCATTTATCCGGCTGAGGATATATGGCATCTGAAGGGTCTATCGTCTGATGGATTCATCGGCATCAGTCCCGTGGAAATGGCGAGGCGGGCAATCTACCTTGCATCAGTAGCTGAGGATCACGGGGCTACCTACTTTGCGAATGGAGCTAGAGCGTCAGGTATCGCTAAACTGCCAGGTATTCTAAAGGCAGACGCGAAGTTACGACTGCAGGAAAGTCTCCAGAAGGCGATGTCCGGGGATAATAAGTTCAAGGTTGTGGTCTTTGAGCAGGGGCTCGACTGGACGCAGTTGTCCCTGACAAACGAGGATAGCCAGTACCTTGAGACTAGGGCGTTCCAGGTAGAGGAGATTGCAAGGATCTTCCGGGTACCGGCCATTCTTATCGGACACCCGGACAAGTCCAGCACCTATGCCAGCGCAGAGCAGTTTATGATGAGTTTCGTTGTTCACACTCTGCGCCCGTGGCTGGTACGGATTGAGCAGAGCATCAATAAATTCCTTCTTACAGATCAGGAACGCAGTTTATACTTTGCAAGGTTCAAGTTAGACGCACTCCTGAGAGGTGATATTGTCTCCAGGTACGCGGCCTATGCAGTTGCGCGGCAAAATAAATGGATGAGCGCAAATGAGATTCGGGCATTAGAGGAAATGAACCCGATTCCGGGAGGTGATGTTTATGAAAATCCGGCTATAGATATGACCGGTAAAGGAGGGAGTCCAGATGCCGAACCCAAACCAGATGAGGAATGAACGCTCGGATAAACAGATCATCCACCTGGACAGGAGGACGTATAACGTCTTCGACTTCGAGGTCCAGACCAGGGACGACGGGAAGCCGAGGATTATTTTAGGTCATGCAGCGGTGTTTAACGTCGTGGATGGTCCTTCCTGGTTTCGGGAACGGATCGAACCGGGTGCGTTTATTGATTCGATTGTAGCCGACGATATCCGGGCTCTGTTCAATCATAACCCGGATTATATCCTCGGGCGTACTTCTTCGGGCACCCTACGATTAAGGGAAGATGACAAGGGCTTGTGGATGGAGATTGACCCCCCAGATACGAGCGTAAGCCGGGATCTCATGGTGAGTATTCAAAGGGGGGATATTACGCAGGCGTCGTTTGCGTTCCAGACGGTTGATGCAGGATGGGAAACAGAGGGTGGGGACGATATTCGAGTACTGAAGAAGGTGAGGCTGTTCGATGTGTCTCCGGTGACATATCCATTTTACGAGGCAACGGACGTTTCTTTACGGTCACGCATTGATAGGGATGAAATTCAGAGGGCAATGAAACAACGCAGGATGAGATTAGCTCTTCTGCGGAAAACGTAACAAGGAGGAAGAACACATGACTCTTCAGGAAAGACTGTCCAACCTAGTTAAGAAGAGGACCGATGCGACGGATAAGATGAAAGTGATGTTGGACGCAGCGGATGCGGAAAAGAGGGATCTGACAGCGGACGAGGAAAAGAGTTACACGGAACTCGATAAGGAAGTCGATGTTTGCAAGAAGGAGGAGGAGAGAACCCGGAAACTGATTCAGGACGAAGAGGTTCTTGATGCTCCCAAGAATTCGATCAGAGTGGCGATCCGGGCGGAAGCTCCCAAGGAATTTCAGAACATGGGCGAATTTATTCACTCTGTTCGCTTCTACCCAGACGATGCTCGTCTGAACTACGTCGAGACCGAGAAACGCGAGCAGTCCATGGGTGTCGGTGTTGAAGGCGGGTTTGCGGTTCCCAACCAGTTCCTTCCGACTCTGAGGATGGTAGATCCCCAGGCCGCGATCTTCCGGTCCAGGGCCACAGTAATCCCTGCAGGCACACCACCGGATGCTTCCGTAACGATGCCCTGCCTCGATCAAGGTCCAGCTCGGAATATTTACGGTGGGATGACTGTATCATGGATCGCTGAAGGGGCGACAAAGCCGGAGACGGACCTGCGTCTGCGGGAGGTCTGTTTGACTCCTCACGAAGTGGCCGGCCATACGGTGATTACGGATAAGCTGCTCAGGAACTGGGCGGCTGCTGACGGTCTGATTACACAGATGCTTCGGTTGTGCCTGAACGGTACAGAGGACACGGCCTTCTACAGCGGGTCCGGTGTGGGTCAGCCACAGGGGGTTATCAACTCTCCTGCGAGGATTGATATTGCAAGGACTGGTGCTTTGGGGGTTGTCTTTGCGGATATTAGAGCTATGTATGCTCAGCTTAAGTTCGGTGGCTCACCTGTCTGGATTGCATCCCAGACGATTCTACCGCAGATCACGAACCTGGTGGATGCTGGAAACCATTTGATCTGGGCTCCGAATGCTAATGTTATCGGGGCACCTCCGGGTACATTGTATGGCATTCCGCTGATGTTCAACGACCGCTCTGTGGCTCTCGGAACCCGTGGAGATCTGATCCTTGTTGATATGGCCTACTATCTCATCAAAGACGGGTCTGGTCCTTTCGTGGCCGCATCCCCGCATGTGTACTTCACAACGAACAAGACGGTCATCAAGATTTTTTGGAACGTGGACGGCCAGAGCTGGCTGAACGCTCCTCTGGGCCTGGAAGGGTCCGTCGCCAACACTGTTAGCCCATTTATCGTGCTCAACTAATAAATGGATATAAGGAGGAATAAGAGATGATTAATAACGGGAAACTAAGCGAAACCTTGAAAATTGATTTCGAAACCATGGTGGCAAGTACGACTGGAGGTACGACCTCTGCTCCGTATGATATGAGCGGGTTTGATAGAGCGTTCATCGGTGTGAGTATCGGTCTTAGACCTGCCTCTATTGCCACTCTATCAACCGTATGGGTAGATCTCATGGAGACCTCTGCTGTGACTGCGGCAATGACTTCCGCGTGCGGAGCTAAGACCGGAATCGTGATCGGGTCTTTGGGGAATACGGCAATTGCGGCCAACGTTGGTTGTAAAACGATCTTTTTGAAAATGGGTACTGGTACAACCACGGGTGAGACCTTCCATCTCGGACTCGGTACGGACATCGTGACCTTTACATTTTCCAGTCTTGCAACGATGATTGCCGTGGGTGCTACCAATACGAACATTAAGGCAACTGTTGCATATTTCGGGTCCGGTAGTGCGATTGATTCAAGTGCTAATACCGGGGAGACCCTGTGCCTTGACAACATCCGGGCGATTCTTGAATCCACCCAGTGCGTTATCGGTGGTCCGAATGTGTTCAAGATCACGACCCCAAGTACCAACTCAATGACACTGGGGATTGCAAATTCTACGAAGGGCTGCTGGTTCTTTAGTAATACGGCATCTACCGAGACTATTCTTGGTCATGCTGGAGAAATTGCCTGTGGGTTCGATATCCGATCTGACCAGCTTACGAGCACTCTTAATAAGCGGTTCATCGGTGTCAAGATGACCTCTTGTGCTCAGGCTGGTGGAATCACTGTTAGTGTTATTCGTGCTCAAGGTAGGTATATGCCTAGCGGATTTGTCGGCAAACTGAGTTCCTAATGGGCTAGAGGGGGAGTGTCCATAGTGGGCCTCCCCCATATCCACTTTCTATGACGAGGAGATTTAACATGGAATTGGTAAACGCAGTTTCTCAGATCACGCAGGTTCCAAAGAAAGAGAAGGTAGCTATCATCGGTTGCGCGGATTCAAAGAGTGAGGCTCCTTGGCAT